GTGTAAGAACCTGAACTACCTGCTGTTCCATTTACAGTAACACCAGTTGTATAAGCAGTTGTCTTAGCTGCTTCAAGATAGAAACGGAATGGATGACCACCGTTACTAGAATCGGAGGTATCAAACTTATAAGTTCTACCTGGAGTTAAAGTCAGGAAGGGTGCTTGTACTCCATCAAGGACATAAGCAGAGCCACTACCAGTTCCTTGATACCTATGTGCTGCTGTCTTGGAAGCAACGGTAACAGTGATTGTCTTTGCAGTTCCATTATGAGGTGCCTGAATAAATGAGTGACCTGCAAATCTTTCGGCGTTACTGACACCAGTTACGGTCAAGTCGTCTGCAACAGTTACATCATCACCACTTAAAGTAAGAGCAGTTGTACCACCACTTGACTTGATGGTGTTTCCTGTAACTGTAAGATCGTTGGTTACTGTGAGATTATTTCCAATCGTTACATCGTTAGGAAGACCAATGGTAAGAGTGTTTCCTGAACCAGAGGTTTCAATTTCATTAGATGTGCCTGCGATAGTCAGAGTTTCACTATCAAGATCGATTGAAAGTGCGCCACCACTATCTCCTTGGAAGTCTAAATCAGATCCAGTGATTTGAGAATTAACATATGCCTTGATAGACTGTTGAGTTGCAAGTTTTGTATTGCTGTCGCTAGCAAAATTATCTTCGTCTAGAACACCAGTAACAGAGGAACCACCAGCAGAGAATGCGAGAGTTCCAAGCGTTGTTGTTCCAGTAACACTCAATCCACCGCGAAGAGTTGCGGCATAGTTTGAGTTGATTGCATTAGAGTTAGTAACAACAGCGTTACCCATGTAACCATGAGCAGAGCACTGATAGTGAAGCACAGATGGAGTTTCATCTCCAACTACAATCTGCGTGTATGCTCCAGCATTACCTGCTGTACCGTTTGTGGTAACATTTGTAGTATACTGAGTAGTCTTATCCGCTTCCATATAGAAGAGGAATGGATGACCACTATTACTTGAATGTGATGTATCAAATTTATAAGTTCTACCTGGAGTCAAAGTAAGGATAGGAGCCTGAACTCCATCCAGTAAATATCCAGATCCACTACCAGTTCCTTGATATCTGTGAGTTGCATCTTTACTCGCAACAGTAACAGTAATGGTTGTTGTGCTTCCATAAGGAGCAGAGAGGAACTTATATCCCTTTATATAACCCTGAACATCAATCAGTGTTGATACAGTAGCAGCACTAGACACATTTACATCATCAAGATCTGCAAGTCCAACAACATTAAGAGTTGACCCATCAAAGGTAAGATTTGCACTATCTTCAAGTTCTCCACCAGAACCAGCGATAACTACACGATTATTTGTGAGATCCTCTACAACTGCTGTAGCAAATGTAGCAGTAGAATTGGCATCAATTGCACCAGAGAATGTTACTCCAGCAGCATGAGTTGTGACACCTGCAATACTTACATTATCAAGATTTGTATGTCCATCTACATCTATATTACCTGTTACTGTAGCATTACCGCTCGCAGTTAAACTTGTAAAAGCACCAGTTGAGGCAGAGTTAGCACCAATCGCAGCACCATCGATGCTACCACCATCAATATCAGCAGTATCGGCAACTAAAGCATCGATGTTTGCTGTGCCATCTAAGTGAAGATTTCTCCACTGTAAAGATGACGTTCCTAAATCTCTTGCATCATCAGTAGATGGAACTAAATCACTATCAAATCTACCAGTTGCGGTAATTGTATCAGATGTTGCATTACCAAGGTCTACATTACCTTCAACAGACGCATTACCTGAAACTGTGAGACCTGTAAGAGTTCCAACACTTGTAAGTGAAGAGTTGACAACTGCACCGCCAAGAGTTGTAGCATTCAGAACGCTTGTATTGTTAATCTTATATGCTTTACCAGAGGCAAGATTTAAGTTCTCTGATGCACCCCAGTTGTCACCGGTTGCTTCAAACTGGAAGGTCTTGTCTCCCTCACCAGAATCAACAGTAATACCGGCACCATCAGCAGCTGCATCATTAGCAGCACCAGTGGCAACCTGAATATTTTTATCATCTATATTAACTGTCGTTGAGTTAATGGTGGTTTGTGTTCCGTCAACTTGGAGATTACCAGCAACGACAAGTGTTCCTGTGTTGTCTCCGACACCAGCAGGGTCAATCGTAATAGTTGCAGGACCAGAAATTGTATTAGTGGTAAGACGAAGTGCCGATCCCTCAGCACCTAAATGAACTGCCGTAGCAGTCGCAACACCAGCGATATTAACGTCATCGAGCTCTGTATGACCATCAACATCCAAAGACCCATTTGCGTCGATTGCAGCACTAAATGTGGCGGTCTCAGCAACGTTTAATACATCTAAATCAGTCTGCCCATCTACATCTAGTGTTCCGCTAAGGGTAGTATTGCCAGTAACAGATGCATTATCAGTAATCTGAACTGTTCCACCAGCAGAATCTAAGATAAGATTTCCTGCCGTTGTATCAATCTCATTAGCTGCTGTTCTACCGATCTGAACATCATCTAATCTACCACCAGATTGAAATGTGCCAATACCAGTTGCATTAACATCACTAAACGACCCAGTAGATCCTGGAACTGATACGCCTTTAATGCCGGTATACCTTGCACCACTTACATAAACACTCTTTCCAGAAAAATTTACACCGTTTGGAAGATTTGTTCCGATAAAGTGCAAAGTACCCGATTGATAGTCAAAAAACCATTCATCATTATTACCAGAACCAGCACCGAATACCTGAGTTCCACTACTAGCAGCGTTAGCAGCATCTCCAGCAGTATGAACATATACCTTTACAAGATAAGTTGATCCAATCTCTGGAGGAATCCAATCTATTAAACCAGTTTTCCAAGTTCTATTAGATGATGCCGATGCATCTGCTGTGGTTTCATCAGGCGCAGAAGTTGGATATACAGTAACTACACCAGCAGAAGATGCTGGCATTGTGCCTGGGATTAGATCTGCCTGAGATAATACATTATTTCCTCTTAGGAGTAGAGGACTTGCTATTGATTCATTAGTTGCCTTCTTGTTGGCATTAGTATCGGTCTTGGAAACTCCGTAACCAAGTTTCTTCCAAAGAAAATCAACCTTTTGTGCTTCTGAAATTGCCATTTACTTATTTACCTTAGGATACAGAAAGAGCTGTTACGGATTGACCAGAATCTAATGCAATTCGTATCAAAACAACATTACCAGTAGCATTACTAAGATTTTCTGATCCAAGAGTCATTGTATAACTTCCACTTAATGCAGTATCTGCTTGGATTCTATCACCACCAGTTGAAGCACATCCATCACTACCATTACCACCTGTGCCGCTTCCGGGAATACCGGATCCAGCGTATTGAGTATCCGCTTTTAACCATCCGTTGATACCACTAGTACTATCTATCTGAGTTCCGGGTGCCGCAATCCAGAGACCTGTAATCCCACTTGATGTAATATTTATATTAAAGTTAGCAAGTGGTGTTCTTCGGAAGGCAAACGTGAAATATTGTTTTGCCGGTGCAGAACTTCTATCTGGACCTGCAGGGAGATATCCAGAAGAGAAATCTGTTTGGTCAAACTTGATAACTCCAAGTCTGAGGATTGCTTCTTTCACACCAACAGTTCCAGAAGTTAATGACTCAGTATATGGTTGATTTGTATAGAAGTTTGTGCTTCCGCTAAATGATGGATTATCGGCAGTAGCATCCTTAAAGTCATAGATTCTTACTCCATCATCATCAAATCCATCACCCAGAGAATCAGAAACTGCAATCGCGATTTCACTAATTCCGCTTTGTGATGCGGTATGAACCTGAACATTTGTAGTAATATCAGAACCGTAAGAACCAACACCATTCACATTACGAGCACGAGCCTTGACTCTACTAATGGTTCTTACACTTGAAGAAGTGATTGGAACCGTGAGATTGCCGATTGCATATGCAGAAGAAGTTCCAGTGTTAGCGAGTGGAATACCGCTACTTAACATGGTTGTAGATCCATCAATCTGTGCATATGTGTAATCACTATTAGTGATTGCGTTTGATGATGTTCCCTCCTGGTTGCTTCCGTCATCTACCTCAACAATATTTGACTGGTTAGTATGACACTGACCAACTAAATTTGAAATAGTTACTCCAGAGAGAGTAAGTGTTGGTGAACCAGAGTTGTAATAAGGAACACCAGAGATATATCTAAACGTTCCTGCAGTTCCCTGAGCAAGACTTCCCGCTGCAGAGATGCTTGGACTTGCAGTTAAGTTATCCTTTACAAATTTGACGGTATTTGTGGACCCTTGAGCACTATGAACCAGTTGCATACTATTCGCACCGGTTGATAGAGAAGCAACAGATTTAGAAACTCTTGCCTTAAATCCTTTGTAAAGTCCAGGATAGTAAATGCTGTTAGCAAAAGATGTTGTTGAACCAGAAGAATCTAAGAGTTGATAATCACTTTCATCGGTGATCTGAAGACTTGTATAGTTTCCAGTATCATCACCAGAAGTAAGTCCCCTGCTACCATCAGTTGACCCAGTTACATTAGCAGAGAGTGTTCCGTTATTTCCATCATAAGCAAAGGTTGTTATAGGACCAGCAGTTGCTGTTCCACTAGAGACTCTTGTGACAGAATCACCAGCGTTAAATCCACTTACCCCGTTAGCAGAAAATCCAGATGCGAGTCTTGGCGAAGTTCCTTGACTGGAAACGTTCGAAAGTGTCTTAGTTCCAAGATTGGCAGGAGCAGCAACATCGTCTTGATAAACTTTGATTGCTGTTGTTGTGGCTTTTGGAATCTCAGACGGATCAGTTGTTGTATGGTTGGTAATTGTAAGAGTAACATTATCTGTGCTAGTGCCACTACTTGTACCATCTGCCCACTGGTGAGAAAGTCTTCCAGCAGATCCACCTGCACCACCAGCAGCATTGTCTGTGGTTACAGTTTGTACAGAAGATCCATCCCCCCAGTTGATCGTGAATGTTGCTCCAACACCGGTTGCATTTTGTGTGGTATTGTCAAGGTGCAGAGTATGATAATTGCTAGGACCACCGCCATTATCAATGACATAGAGGTCATTTCCGCTCAGTGCTGATCCACCAGAGGATGCTCTGAACAGGCTGAATCCCATTACAGGAGCAGGAGTGAACACTGTGATGAAGTTACTCTTTGTTAGAGACTGAGAGTGACCTGCGCCTACACCAGAAGAGTTTCTTGCTACGACTGTTACATTATAAGTACCACCACCAGAATCAGTATAATTGTGTGTTGGTGTAGAGTCTGTGGTTGTTTCTAACGCACTTCCATCACCCCAGTTGATAATAAACTGATTTGCGTTGCCAGAAGAGGTGATAGTTAAAGTGACTGTTAGTGTTGCAGCACCTGAACTTGAATCTGCTGTAAATCCAACATCTGTTACAGCAGTATTCTTAATGATATTGAATGCTACTTCATTCAAGTCATCAATACTATTAACAATCGTTGATGCTGTTGTAAATGTATTAAGTGCTCCAGATGTGGTTAAACTCCCATCACTTGCGGATCCTAACTTAAGATCTCCACCTGTTCCATAGTAGTTGTTTGCTGTGACGATACCAACGTTGAGTATGGCATCATTCGTAGAATCAGCAGTAGGACCACCTGTTGTTCCTACACCAACGTTTCCACTAGAGTCAATAGAAACTCTAACGCTACTTCCTGTCAGGAACTCAAGCGAGTCCTCATCTTGACCAGCAGAAGATTCTGCTCTTATGAAAGTATCACCGTCTACGTCCTTTACTCCACCAAGAGATCCCCATGCGTTACCAGCACCATACCCCTCAAATTGAGATAAGGTTGTGTTATATCTGATTTGACCAAGAACACCACTCAATCTTTGAGCAGTTGTTCCTTTTGGAATCTGAATAGAACCAGTGCTACTTAATACCGTATTTCCAGCAATGGCGACATTTCTACTAACTGATAAATCTCTAGTAACAGTTAAGTCTTGACCGATTGTTACATCATCAGGTAGACTTATGGTTACCGTATTATTTGTGACTGCAGTAACAACTTCGTTTGAAGTTCCACTAAAGGTCAGATTATCTGAAAGAAGCGCAACAGCATCAGATCCTGAGTCACCTACAATGTTTAGCGTTGCGGCAGAATCAATAAAAGATAATGTCCCAGAACCATTCGTTGATAGAATCTGACCGTTAGTTCCATCAGATCCTGGAAAGGTGAATGTGACATCAGAACCAAGACTATTTGGTGCCTTGATTGTTATTGCACTAGTTCCATTATTAGTGCCTTCGACAAGTTTGACACCACTACCTACAGTAGCAGATCCAGTAGACCAAAATCTTCCTGATCCTACAAATTGATTATTATTTGTGGTAGAGTCAATACCAACATATAAATCGCTAGTATCTGTGGTAAAACCTGGTTCACCTGCCCTCAGTGCGGGTAGATTAGCAAGAATACCACGTTTAAACTGAATTACAGGTGCGGGCATCTCGTTTATTTACAATATATCGTTAGTATTATTTAGTCAAAATTCTCCGCCATCAATTCCTCTAAAATCAATCTTACTTATATCAAGTTCACTTTCAATTTGATCGACTAATGCTGAAGGAGTGTCAGTAGATGTAGATGCTGTTAAGGTTTGTCCTATTTTTCTTAATTCAAAGTTTCCTGTCGTTTGATTAAAGAAAACTACATCTTTATTTTTACTAGAATTTAATGACCCAAAATTAGTATTATCAAAATCTTGTAGTCTACGAACTGACATCAGAACTCACCACCATCAAGATTGTCTATCTGTAAATCACCTAAATTTAATTCACCCTCTAACTGAGTGACGAAATCATCTGGGATATCACCATCTGCTACAGTATCGGATAAGTATTCATCGGGAGATATCAAAACAAAACTATTTGATGCTGAGTCAAAACTCAGTAGATGCCCATCTACCGACGCATCCGGTGCGCCAGTGATATTTACATCAGATAATTCTTCCAGATTAGACACTGGTTTTACTGACTGAACTGATCTCGTTCTTGTGGTCTTTTTAGTTACTATTCTAGCCATGGAACGGATTTTATTTTTATTTATGAGGTAGTGATACCAGGAGTGACTAATGCCATTCCTTCAACTAGTCTTGATACTTTTCCTGCTGATGAAACTAATCTTACGTCATATACATATCTTCCTGGAGTCAAATCGACCGTCTTTCCACTTGTCATGGCAATTGCAACAGTTCCAGTATTACCAGTGATGGTAACCGAAAATGGTGTAGACGAAGAAGCGCCAGAATGTTTTTTCAGAATAGAAGAAGCAGTAAATCCTGCCAGGTTACTGGTAGTTCCATTAGCCTCAGTTGATTGGAAGGTTTCTTCAAAATCAAAACCTTGTGATATTACTATATTAAGTACTGGATTTGACATCTTCCGTTTCTAGTTATTTATCCGAATCATTCATTCCTTTTAACATCTTTGCTAAGTCTGCAGTAGATCCTACAAAGAGTGCATTATTAACTGTTGATGGTCCTTTATGAGAATCTTCCTCAACATCCTTTAATTTTTTTTGTAATTCCATTAATTTATCTGTGGCATCAGCAACATTTTTAATCAACTGTCCAGCAACCTCATATGCTCTAGGCATCTCACTTTCTTGAGCGATTTCAAGTATACCATTTATCGCCTCTTGACCTTTCTCTATAATACTATACAAATTTCCTCGTGTATAATCATAATCTTTTTTAATATCATCAGAAGTTTTTTTAATATCTTCTATTTTACTTTTGACAACTTCAGTATGAACAATGTCATCTTCAACATTAAATTCGTTATTTAAACTATCAAATTTATTTTTCATATCAGAAATAACTTCCACTGAATCCAAAATCATCGCCAACTTCTATCTGAGCATTATCGGCAGAATCTATCACAAACACTGATGCTCCGTTAAGGTGATCTGTGATTGTTGTCTTGTCATCTCCCCTTCTCACTGTCAGTTTATTACCGGTGATTGATTTAATAAAGATTTGCTCCTCATCAATATCAATATATGTGTTAGCAGATAAACCACTTGCATTTGCAACTTCAATAATTTTAGTTGTCTTATCAATATCAACAGTAAGTATGGTTGCTGCATCACCGACATAATTTTTAGTTGCTCTTGG